AGGTAAGAAATTACTATCGTTTGCTAATCTAAAATGTGCAATTTGGAAGTTTTCAAATTCTATCTTTCCTTTACCACTTGGCTTTTGGCCGAAATACGGGTGTGCTCCTTCAATACTTTCTAAATAGAATTTAGTATAATAAGGATTTTCAGGGTCTTCTCCCTCGGAACGAATAACTTCATAAGGTGATAATGGAACTACATTAGTAATACCATACTTTTCACTTATGTCTAAGTGTAAAAAGAAATCACCATACTTAACCATATTACGAGTCCAAGGCCACAAGTTAAATTCAATATTCATAATATCATAAAATAAATTGTTCAAAATTTCTTTAATGTTATCGTTATCTGATTTAATTGTGATAACTTGTCCGTATTCACCTTTCATAGTTGATTCATCTGAATATATATCCAATGCACTTGATATGATTGGGTCTGAGTCCATTGATTCATAATCTTTAAACAATGCTAATCTTGCCGCCATAATTTGATGTACGGTTGAATAACCTGTTCCAACTAAGTCTAAGTTGTTATGTAGTTTTGTATATCTGTCAACAAGGTGACTTTTGACTTGTTTTTGCACTTGGTCCGTATCGGCAATCTTTAATTTTTTACCACCGACATTACGAACAATTACATTTGTTGCAAATAATCGTCTCAGTCTTCCAAATAATGTTGTATCAGCCATTTTTTACCTCACTTTTATAAGAGCCACGTTAAGTCCTCTTTTTCTTTTCCTGTATCCCAATCCCAACTATCATTTTTCTTGATGTCGTCATTGGTGTATAAACCCTCATTGTCCATCATACGACTGAGAGTTTTCTTTGTTAATTCAACACCTTGTGTTCGTAATCTTAATGCAGTATCACGAACCCAAAGTCCAATAGCAAACGACATAACCAAATCATCATTGTATCCGGCCATCGCTTGCGCTCTATTATTTATATAAACGAAAGTCAGTAGTTCATCAATCAAACGATTTGAACGAACCACTACACTTTCCTCTCTAAAAAATTCTTCTAACTTACTAATAATTAGTGGTCTGGTCTTAGAAGTCGTTGAAAAACCAGCAACCATTTTCTTTTCTTCACGATAATGTTTATTCGTTACTTGATGTTGAACATCAACATATTGTAAGTCTTTACTTGTATAAAATAGATTAGGATAATCCCTATCTATAATTTGTTGGATTGTTGCCCAACCAATATTATTGTTCTCTACTATAAGTAGAGCGTCATTGTATTCTGTTGCTATGGAAACTAACATATTTCCAAAATCTTTGGTATTTATTCTACCTTTATATTCTGCTACTTGTTTCAAACTTTCCAATTCAATAATGTGAAATGCAGAATAGTCTGCTGAATCTCCTCTACCGACATCTGCACACACAATATAATCTTTTGAGTAATCCGCAGGTTCCCAAACCCACATATTTGTATCAACACCTCTTTTTTCTAATGGGTCTTTACAACTTCTTTTTCGTAAGTTTTCCAATAGTGTTGCGTCAATTACACCCGTACCAGAAGTTAAGAAGTCGCAATCACATTCTTGTGCTGCACTTCCAATTCCAAGTAAAGTGTCTTGTTCTTTTCTCCAATCGTCATCTCTTTCAGGATGTACCGTCCAATGTAATTTAATCGGATTAAATAAACCACGACCTTCTTCCGCATCTACCCAAGTTTTGTGGAACCAATTACCAACTCCGTTAGGTGTTGAAAGTGCAATACATTGACCACCAGTCGTTAAAGTAGATTGTGATGCTGTCCATATATCATCAATCTTGTCAATAAATGCCGCCTCGTCCAATATCAATAATGATAGAGCTTCTGAACGAGCTGCTTCAGGACCTGATGATACTGCTTTAATCTGAGAACCATTACGGTATCTCAAATTTAATTTGTTATCTTCCACACATCTTTGTTTCAACCAACTCGGTAGATTTGCGTGCATAACACGAACTTTCGTTACTAAGTTTTTAGCTACTTCTTGTTTGGTTGCAATTACCAAGATGTTTTTATCTTGTTGAAAAGTCATCATCCACAAACTATATCCAGCTGTTAATGTTGATATACCCAACTGACGAGCTTTCAAAATAACATTCATACGCTGTTCTTGAAATTCGTTTATAGTTTTTTCTTGGAAATCATACAAATCGAAAGGTATTTTACCCTGAATCGGGTGTTGTATCATACAATACTTTTTCATAAAATATGCAGGGTCTTGTGCACATTTTACATACTCTTGTTTGATTACTTCTTTTATTTGTTCTGCCATTAGTCTACTATCTGACCTGCCAATCTAACTGAAATAGCAGTTCCCAATACTCCATATGTAAAGTATAACCATTTATTTTCATACCATTTAGGTCTTACGAGTTTTACTTTTTGTTCAAGAAGTTTATTGGTGTCTTTTAGTAGATTAATTTGTAAAGTTTTGTTTGCAATCAACATTGAGTCAACTACTGAATTTTCCTCAAAAAGTTTAATTTGTGATTCTAAATCATCTACTAAAGAAACATTTAGACTATCTTTCAATTCTAATTCTTTAATAGTATTAGTGAATCCTAAAACTTCTTCCTCAGTAAAGGTATAGGTTTTAGTTTCATTAACTTCTTGAGAAAATAAACTCCCAATTAATAATATGTAAATTAAATATCTCATATATATAAATATATATTACTTACTAAATTTCTTCAAAAATTTTACTGCTTCATCAGCGTCATCTTCTTTAACTGCTTCTGATGCTTTTTCAAGTTGTTTTTTAGTAGTGGTTACTTTTCTTTTTAATTTAGCCACTTCTTTTTTATTAACTCGTTTTTTAGATTCAAGAACTTTTACTTCTTTTTCAAGTTCTTTAACTTCGTTATCTTTAACTTTGATTTGTTTATCAAGTTCTTTAACTTCTTTCTTTTGATTACCACCAAAGAAAAGATTCATTATCATTTGTATGATATTGCCCATTATTGTGCTCCTGTTAGTTGTTGTTCTGCTTCTTCAACGAGTTCTCTTTTTTCTCGTATGAAATCTTTTGCGTCTGATATGGTTTTTTCAAACTCTTTTTCACCCATTTCCCACTTTTCAGCTTCTAATTCTGGATTATTTACACCCACTTGGTTAAACCATTCTTTTTTACCGCCTGTTTTTTCAAAGTCATCTAAACTTTGTTCTAAATCTTTTAGTTGAGCTTTTTGATTTTCTAACATTTTTTGTTGTGCCCACTCATCAAACTCACCTTTAATTCTTAGTTTGTTTTCAAAATCTATTTGACAATCAAAACAATGACCCATTAGTCTCCAAAATTTATTATCGAGTTGTTTCTTCATCGCTTTATCACATTTTGGACAAAACCAAGGCATTCTTGCTGATGCCATTACATCTGTTAATTCTGATTTACGAGTTTCTCCACCAAGGTTTTCTTGTTTACCCTCGTATCCTACTTGAACATATTCTTTTTCATATTCTTTACCACTCATTAAATCTTTGAGTGCTTTATTCTGTCTTTCTTGGTCTTTACTATAATTTGCCATATAACTCCTTAAAATCTTAAACTACCTAATATTTGATTGACTGGTGCAAATGCGCCTGTAAATTTATATATATTACCTTTGTATTTGAACACAATCCCTTCGGACGGTACTATTGCACTTGACCCACCAATAGCTTCTAATTTTTCTATTTGTATTTTTAATTTTTCTAATTTTGCCAGATTATCTGGTTTTTGTAAATCTTTTAATGCTTTTGCCACATCTTGTCTAACTTTTTGAACTGCTTTGTCAGGTGATACTGCTAAAAAGCCAGACATATTTTTTAATATTTCCGCTCCAACTTGGAAGAATAATATTTCAAATGGTTTAATTGTTTGTTTGAAAACTTTTTTGTGGTCTTCTTTATCTGTTTTTAAAATCCACTCTAATAATTTTGGTCTATCTGCAAAATCTTTTTTTATTTGTCCAAGACTATAATCTTTATTAAAGTATGCCCATCTATAAATTAATCTTTGTTTTTCTCTTGGTTGTATACCTGCTCTTAAACTTTTCACATTTCTTAATATATATTCAGACCACCACTCATAATGATAGTTAGTTAATCTTTGTCCGTCTGATAAACCAAATCTACCTTGTAATTTATTTAATTGGCCTAAAAATTTACTTTTTAATTTACCAAAGTTTTGAACTTTTTGTAATTTTAAAAAGTTTGGTTTACTAATTTTAAAAGTCTTTTGTATATTTTGGTTTATTTGTTGTATCATACCTTGTAACATACGAGCGCCTTCTTTGGAATATCCAATAGGACTACCTGATTTGTTGTATTCTGTTGTTCCGTGAAATACAATTTCGGCGACATCATAGTCAATAATGTTTGCTGTTTGTGGATATATAACCTCTAAATTCATCCATTTAGTTCCATTACCAAAAACCTTTTTCTTTTGTGGTTCTGATAATGAACCGATTGCTTTTTCTAAATCTCTCATAGCTCCGACAAATGCTTTTTTAATTTGTCCTCTACCACTAAACATATTAGCGATACCTGATGTTGTTGGTGCAGTTTTACCACCATTTTTCAGATGACCTTTGTTTCTAGCTGCTTTTAACTTTCCGTCAACCCAACTTACCATTAAGTTTTGTCCGTCAAGTTTCTCAGACACTTTATCTTCACGATTTAGTTTTCCTGCCAATCCATTAATAATTATGTTTCTCAAATCTGAAAACGTCAAATTATTATCATCAAACGGGTGATTCATATGTCCGTATGCTCCACCCTCTAATATAAGGTTTTCCTTTTGTAATTTTCTTCTTTTTAATCTTGGATTTAATGGACCTTCTAAATATCTTCTTGATATTTCACTATATTTTTTACTTACTTCTTTAATTGTTGTTTCTGTTAAATCGTCTGGTTCTTGTAGAGTAATAATTTTTATTGTTCTACCACTTGACATTTTTTTAGTTTCTATTGAAACAACTTTTGCTTTTGATTTAGAAC